GGCTCCGCCGAGATAGCTGAAGCCGAGCGCCTGGAGCGCCAGGCCGACCTGCTTGAGGGCAAGACGGAAGACGAGGCCAAGGGCCTACGCATCCAACTCAGGCTGAAGGACGAGCTGATCGGCAGGCTGCGCGAGCGGATTCACTGGTATCAGGCGCAGATCGAGCACTTCATCGAGTATCCAGTTGCGGGGCTATCCAGCACGCAAATATCACGCAGGCTGCACGACGTGAAGATCCAGCGAGACAAGCTGGCCGAGGCGATCACCGCGGCGAATGACATGGCCGGCCTGGAATACGCCAAGCGACTGGCAAGGAACATGGGGCTTCTCAAGGAGAAAGCAGCATGAGCACGCAATTTGAGGCAGCAAAGGCCCGCGCAGAAAAAACCATCCGGCATTACGTAGGGCTGTTCGAGAGCAAGGCCGAAGGCTGTTGGCCGACAGAAGAATTCTGCGACGGGCTGATCGCCATGGCCTACACGACTGGGCATCTTGACGAAGTCGGCGTCCAGTACTGGGAGCAGAACCTGAAGCGGATCAAGGAGGACCGCTGGAAGGCCAGCAACGTGAAGATCGGGGTGGCGGCATGAAGACGCGAAATCCGAAAGTGGCTCTCGACTGGCTGCGCGCCGGTCACCACGTCCGCATCAAAGCAATTAACCTGGCCGACACGCTGCGCCACGTCCGGGCGCTGGCCGAACTGGAAGCGAGGCTCGCCGCATGAGCAGATACCAACGCGCCCGCCGCTACGCATTCTGGCGAGGGGCTGCAATCGTCCTCGTCGCCTGGACCATCTTCACCACCACCGGCGCTCTGATCCTCGCCAAGTAGGCCCTCATGACAACATCACCACGACTGGCTGCCCAGCACGACTGGATGCAGCAGGGATCGTTTCGCCCCGAGCTTTGGCAGGGCGAGCAGCGCAAGGAATACAACGACGAGGCCGCGAAGATCCTGCGGCAATGGGACAACCAACCAGCCTAGGAGGCTCAAGTAATGAGCATTGCAACCCTCATCCTTGGGAGTTCAGGCAGCGGCAAATCGACCAGCCTACGCAACCTCGACCCATCGAAGACCCTTCTGATTCAGTGCATCAAGAAGCCGCTTCCATTCCGCGCTGCCGGCTGGAAGACCCGCAAAGACCTCAAGGATGAGGGCAACGTGATCCGCACCGATAACCCAGCCATGATTGAAAAGATCATGCGGGCATCGCCACACGAGATCGTCGTGATCGACGACTACCAGGCGGTCATGGTCAATGAACTTATGGGCCGAAGCACAGAAACCGGCTTCACCAAGTTCTCCGACATTGGGAAGAACGCCTGGAACATCTTCACCGCTGCAGGCGGGCTGGCAGAGCATCGCCGCGTCTACATCCTGGCCCACACCCAGACAGACGACTTCGGCAATGTCCGCATGAAGACGGTTGGCAAGATGGTTGACCAGACTCTTGTCCCGGAAGGCTACTTCACCATCGTTCTGCGCACTGATGTCCGCGACGGGCAGTATTACTTCAGCACGCAAACGAACGGCCAGGACTGCTGCAAGAGCCCGATCGGAATGTTCGCCGACAGGCACATCGACAATGACCTCTCCATCGTCGATCAAGCCATAACCAGCTTCTATGAGCTTGAGGCCGTCGCATGAGAGCGCTTGATCTCGCCGGCCAGCGCTTCGGGATGCTGGTTGCCATCTCCCTGCATAGTCGGAAGAAGGGCCAGGCAGTCTGGCTATGCCGCTGCGATTGTGGCGCCGAATCTAAGGCCAGGCTAGGCAATCTGAGGCGCGGACACACGACTAGCTGTGGATGCCAGCGATCCGTTGCCACAAGCCTGAACAAGACCCGCCACGCCATGTACGGCACGCCGGCCTATAAGTCTTGGTCATCAATGCTTACGCGATGCACGAACCCGGGAAATCGTAAATATGCCGATTACGGCGGGCGCGGGATAACCGTCCATGAGGCGTGGAAGGCGTTCGAAGGGTTCTATGCGGACATGGGCGAGCGCCCTGCCGGTACAACCCTTGGCCGTATCGACAACGATGGCAATTACGAGCCGGGCAACTGCCGCTGGGAATCAGCAAAGCAGCAGGGCCGGAATAAGCGCAATACGGCCAGCTTCGAGCACGACGGAATCACCGCAACCATCCCCGAACACTGCGAGCGGCTAGGTCTGAACCCGAGCACCGTTCGCAGTCGCATCTATACGTATGGCTGGCCTGTTGCGCAAGCCTTGACGACACCAGCCTGAACACCCAGGAGACTACGCATGTTCAATCTTGATCCCAACGCCGCCCGCGCAGCCGACAACAAGTCGGCATTCATCGATGAGGCCGGTAAGTACATCGGCACATTCACCCGCGCCGAGTATATGGAGAAGCCGCAGACCGGCTCTACCGGCCTCGGCCTGAACTTCAAGAGCCGCGAAGGCGCAGAGGCCCAGTTCTACGTCAACCTGAGCTATCAGCACGGCCAGCGCAACAAGGGCGGCCACGAGTTGGTGAACGCAATTATGGCCTGCCTGCAGCTGCGCCACGTCGGCAACCCGCAGCCGGTCACCGTCGAGAAATGGAACGCCGAATCCAAGCAGCGCGAGCAGGTAAGCGTGCCCGGCTTCCCTGAACTGATGGGCAAGCCGATCGGCCTGTTAATCCAGATGGAGATCGAGAAGAACAGCGAGAAGGGCCTGCCGCGGCCGACCATCTACGCCCCGTTCAGCGCCGAGTCCGAGAAAACCGCATCGGAAATCCTCGACCCTAACTGCCGCGCCCCGGCCAAGCTGGAGAAGATGGTGCAGGCCGTGGCCGCCAAGCCGATCAAAGACAACCGTCCGGCCGGCGGCCGCAGCACGCCGGCTTGCGACGACTACGCCGCCTATGCCGGCCAGTCCGCCGGCCCTTACGACGATTCGATTCCGTTCTGACCACCAAAGGGCGCCGCCGAGCGCCCTTCTCGCATCACCTGCCGCCGGCGCTGACCGGCCTCGGATAACCCCATGCTAATCGACAACGCAGCCATAGCGCAGCGCGCTCCCGATCGCGCAGAAATCGACAACGCCGTCGCAGCATTCATCGCAGCCGGCGGAAAAATCACGGAGGTGGCGTCCGGAGCGGCTGCCACCCAGCAGATCGACGAAAACGCCGGGCGACGGGCTCGTGGCAATGTGGCCAGCCGTCGGTCAACAGCCCGCAAGCCGACAAGGAAGGAGATACGCGCATGAGCAACGCCATCCAGCTCATCAAACACGCCCAGCAACTCGCCACCGCAAGCGGCTACACGCACATCGTCGTGCAAGCGGCTCGCGGCCAGATCGTCGTCATGCGGGACGGAAATCGCTATGGCGCGAAGTTGCTGGAGAGGTGCAGGCCATGACCGATCTAACCGAGGCCGCTGCCGCAGTGCGCCGGCAGCACCCGATCTACCGGAACCGAAACACCGGCGTTACGTGGCAGGTAGAGCAAGCTATCGGCGACTCAGTATGGCTCCGCGACATCGTAGGCCACTCGCAGCAGCGCCGGCTCGACGAGCTGGCGAACCGCGAGACGTGGGAGCGCGTGGCGTAAGGCCTAGCCTCTCCGCTTAACCCCCTATCCCCCGCCCCTGCTGCTGCGCGGCACGGGGGCGCACGCCTGGAGAAAGCCATGAGCACCTTTGCCGTCTTCGGCATGGCCGAGCACTACGCTCGCGAGGAAGCCAGAAAGAATACGCCGACCGTCATCTTGAAGGTTCAACTGACCGAGTCGCAATGGCTCGAAGCTGTCGAGCGGCGCATCGAGAAAACCATGAGCGGCACCCGCTCCGTTCAACTGAGCCACATGTTCGATGCCCCGCAGTTTGCCGAGCAGTACATCGAGCTACTGCGCAAGGCCGGGCGCTGCCGAGACCTCAAGGTCAGGGCGAAAGTGAAGGCCGACAAGAAACCAGCAAAAGGAGCCAAGAAGAAGGCGCCGAGCACGGAGTGGAGAGACTTGGCATGACCCACTACCCCAAGGCCGGCCGCTGCCGGCACTGCACGAAGCTGCACGAGGACTGCAGCGGGCTCCCGTTCGAGAGCATGCCGGTCCGCCGCCGCGACGGCTCAGACGTTGTGGTGATCTGCACCGCCTTCGAGCAGATCAACCGCAACGAGACGATGAAGGATCGAAGACGCGCATGAACGCGCCACCTACTACCGCACTGACGGCAACCAGGCAGTAACTACCGATA